GCAATTTAGGCAATTTCTCAAAATAGGGGTTGGACCTTTTCATAAAAATGCCAAGACCGAAAAAACCGATTCAACTAAAAATCATTGAAGGCACCGCAAAGATCAATCGCGATCGGTTGCCAATTCAGGAACCCCAATATGGAAACCCGGGTCCGTTGCCGCCACCTGATGACTTGGACGATATTGGAAAGGCGAAGTGGAACGAGATCTATCCGCAAATCCTGGAAGCCGGAATTCTTAAATCGACGGATCTTGGTAGCTTCAAGAACTACTGCCAGCAATGGTCAGTCTGGACGGATGCTGTTTCTATCATTCGCAGCCAAGGTGTCGTCGTCGAGGATCTAAGCGGCAATCAAAAAAAGAATCCGGCTTGTACGGTTCTCAACGAAGCATCCAAAGAAATACGAGCGCTTGAGACACTTTTTGGTTTGAACCCGTCAGCGCGCGGTGGTCTGGACGTCGGGAAAAAGAAGAATGAGTCTTTCGATAGCCGACGCCGTTAATCGCCGTGAGTATCCGTTGACGTGGTCGGGCTTCCGATATTGTGAGGACGTACTTCGCGGCGAAATCCCAAATGGTGAGTTGGCAGAGCTCGCGTGCAAACGATTTGCCCGGGACTTGCGAGACACGGCGTTGCCCTTTCATTTTAGTTTGGAACGGTCAGAGGATTTTTTGGAATTTGCTGAAAAAATGCCACATACCAAAGGGCGATGGGCAGCCAAACGAGAATGCCTATCGATGGAGCCCTGGCAATGCTTCAGACGACCAAGATTACCGGCGCTTCCGAGAAGCCTATTTGTCGATGCCGCGCAAGAATGGTAAGTCCATATTGGCGGCCGTAGTGGGTAACTACATGTTTGCGGCAGATATGGAGTTCGGCGCAGAAGTGTATAGCGGCGCGACGACGGAAAAGCAAGCGTTTGAGGTCTTCCGGCCGGCTAGACTCATGGCGCAGCGCACGCCGGCGTTTTGTCGAAAGTATGACATCAATATACAAGCAAAATCGTTGGTGATTGAAACGGACGGATCGCGCTTTGAACCGGTCATCGGAAACCCCGGGGATGGAGCAAGTCCGTCATGTGCCATTGTGGATGAGTATCACGAGCACAAAGACTCTCGGTTGTGCGACACGATGGAAACCGGGATGGGTTCCCGGGACCAACCTCTGCTACTCATCATTACGACCGCGGGCCACAACTTCGATGGACCTTGCTATGAAAAGCAAGAAGAAATCAAGGCGATATTGACACAAAGCGTCAAAAATGAACGCGTTTTCGGCATCGTATACGGGATTGATGCCGGCGACGATTTTGCCGATCCAAAAATTCTACGCAAAGCCAATCCAAATATTGGTGTATCTGTCTTCGAGGATTTTTTGCTGAACAAGCAGCAGACAGCGATCAATGCGGCATCGAAACAAAATGCGTTTCGCACCAAACATCTCAATGAATGGGTTGATGCCAAGGACGCCTATTTCAATACCACGAATTGGCTGAAATGTGCGGATCAAGATTTGAAACTGTCTGCCTTCGAAGGTCAAAACGGTGCTATTGGCTTGGATTTGGCGCAAAAGTCAGATTTTGCCGCGAAAATATTGGCGTTTACCAAGACGATCAAGGGAAAGCAGCACTACTACCTTTTTCCAAGGTTGTATCTTCCAGAAGATCGTATTGTGGAAGACAAGACGGGGAAGTATCGACGTTGGCGCGACCAGAGATGGCTGACCGCCACCGAAGGTAACGAGATCGACTTCAACGTCATCCAGGCCGACATTCTGGCCGATTCCGAGCGTTTTGGCATCGAATCCGTGTGCTACGACCCGGCGTATGCAACGCAGCTTAGCCAGAATCTACGTGAGGAGGGCATCGCGATGGTGGAATTCTCACAAACACCCAACAAGATGGGACCGCCCATGGACGAGCTTTGTACCGCCATCGATTCCGGTCGTCTAACCCACGATGGCAATCTATGCATGGGTTGGATGGTGGGAAATGTAATCAACTATCGGCCGAAGGCAAAATTACCGGCACCGGCAAAACAAACCCGTCAAAAGAAAATCGACGGTCCTGTGGCGGCAATGATGGCCATCGCCAGTCTGATGGACCGCCAAGTAGTTTTCGATGCAGTAGGAGCCATAGGATAGAACCATGCAAAAAATTGTTGTGACCGGCGCAGTTAAGGCGGTCGAATCCGCAAGCGAATACGACGGTACCTTTGTACTGTCGACAGAAACCATTGATCGAGACGGCGATGTCATCAAAGTCGACGGATGGAAGCTAGGGAACTTCAAAAAAAATCCGATTGCGCTTTGGCAACACGACCATCGAAATCCCGTGGGTAATTGGGAAAACATTCGCGTCGAGACGGATCGATTGGTAGCGGATTTAAAACTTGCCAATACTAACTTGGCAAACATGACCCGTCAGCTAATCCAGGATGGTGTCTTAAAAGCGGTGTCAGTCGGGTTCATGCCCGTTAAAGAGAGAATGAAACCGATAGAAGACGAGAATGGCGATTTCAAAGGGTGGCTGATCCAAGCGGCCGAATTGCTTGAAGCCTCGTTGGTGTCAGTTCCCGCAAACCAAGACGCCTTGTTGATTTCAAAATCCTATGCACTAACGGATGACGAACAATCCTTTGTTTTCGATCGATTGCCTGATAGCAAGTCCGACTGTCAAGCAGTACTTACTCGCGTCGAAAAAATACTCAGCAAGTCCGCTGTTCCTATCATCAAACACGAAGAGGAAAAGCAGATGACCCTTTCCGAACGCATCAAAAACAAGCAAGCGGATCTCGTCAAGCTTCGCGATGAAATGAGTCTATCCGCGGAAAAATACGCTGAAGATCCAAGCGAAGAGAATCGAGAAACGGTTGAAGGTATTGCGGCCAAGATTGAAGAGACGGAAAAACAACTTGGTACGCTTGAGACGGCAGAAAAGAATATTATGGAAGTAGTCAAGACTGAGCCGGAAGAATCTCAACAAAAATCGCCAGCGTTTGTAACGTCGGTAAAGGATTACGAACCTGGGGAGTTGATTTTCCGTCAGGCAACTGCCCGTATGGTTGCGTTCGTTAAAAATACTTCAGTAGATCAGGTCATGAAAGATGTTTATCGGAATGATCGCGGTCTAGACCTCATTACTAAGGCTTCCGTCGATCCTGCGCGAACGGACGTCCCCGCTTGGGCCGGTGATCTCCTTCAAGAGCAAGTAGCGGGATTCCTTGGTCTGCTTCAAAACAACAGCGTCTTTGGTGCAATGCGTCCACGTGGCGTCTCCTTGATGTTTGACCAATATGGAAACGTCAAAATCCCTTCGCGATCTGCGGCTGCGGCAGACCAGTTGGCTGGGGATTTCGTTGGAGAAGGCTTGCCGATTCCTGTAGGTAAGCTGGCTATTACCAGCAAGAACGTGACGCAACGTAACGTGAAAGTCATCACAACAATGACTCGGGAGATTTTCGACGGGACGATGGGCCAGATTGAGACCATTATTCGTGATGCGGTTATCGAAGACACCACTAAGGTGATGGACGTAAAGCTTTTTGATGACATAGCGGGTACAGCGATTCGTCCACCAGGGCTATTAAACGGCGTAACTCCAACTGCGAGTTCTGGCAATACTGTTGACAACATCAATACCGACCTAAAAGCGCTTTTGACGCCGTTGCTGACAAATGATGCGGCAAAAGACATTGTTATTGTGCTGAATCCGCTTCGTCGCCTTGGCTTGACAATGGTTACTAACGCCGTTGGCGAAAGCGTCTTTAAAGTCGAGGTAAATTCTGGTGTGCTAGCAACCTATCCGTTACTGAATAGCTCGAATATTGCGGCCGACGTTGTTCATGCCGTCAATGCACGAGACTTTGTTAGTGCATATGGTGGACCAAGGTTCGAAACAAGCACAACGGCAACGCTGCATATGGAAGACACCGATCCAGCCGAGATCGTCTCCGGTGTTCCGGCAACCGCCTCGCCGGTTCGCTCGCTGTTCCAGACTGATACGATCGGTTTACGCACCATTATCCCGATGACGTGGGACATGCGGAGAGTCGATCAGGTAGCGTCGCTAAGTGGAGTTGGTTGGTAATTTTGTCGAAGTGTGTATTGATATCCCCGCTAAAGCGGGGAATTTTTTGAGGTAATTATGGCAACGATATGGCACATAAGAGGAAAGAAAGCCGGCGCCTTTGAGGAGGTTCCGGAAGAAGACGCAAAAAAAGCGGTTGAGTCTGGCGACGCTCAAATTGCCGATGGTGCTGCGACGTTGGCGTATCCGCAAGGTCATCCGCACTATGACCCAAATGCCGTTGTCGCGCGGAAAACGGCAGAAAAAAAACCGGTGGTAACAAAAACTAAGTCAAAAAAATATCCTGACAAAATGCTGACCGCCGAAGACGAATGACCTTATTTGGAAAACTTCGATCGTTTTGGCGCAAGGGATGGCTTGATGATCGAGACCATGGTGGTCAAATCTCTGTTGGTTGGCCATGGAACTATTGGCAATCCGGCCTAAAAGCAAATTCGGACAAAAATGAAATCGTATACGCGTGTGTTCAAGCGTATGCGTGGGCTATAGCGCAACTACCAGGCCGCCACATTCGAACGAATGAAACAGGATACGACGAAGACGTTCAAGATAGTCCACTCTACAACGTTATGAGCAAGCCGAATGTCTATCAAACACGCTCGGACTTGCTGCTCAATACCGTTTCGTCTCTGCTCTACGATGGAAATGCGTATTTAGTCGGTTTGCGCGACGCAAGATTCCAAATAAGAGAGTTACATCTGATTCCGCCTCATGCGGCAAAACCAGTAGTTACGCAAGGAGAAGTTTTCTATCACATTTCCCCCGACCCTGTCAGCCGCATGAACAGCGATATGCTCGTACCGGCGCGTGAAGTGGCACACATTCGCTTGAATACGCCGATCGATCCGTTGCGCGGCGAGTCGCCCATTTATGCCGCGTCGTTGGCGGTTGAGACCAACAACAATATTGGGAACCACCAGTCTCGATTTTTCGAAAACATGACGCGGCCGAGCGGTGTATTGGAAACCGATGAAAAACTGAATCCGGAGGAAATAGGCATACTGAGAGAACGTTGGGAGGAACAATCCAAATGCCTGAATTCGGGCGGCGTCCCCATCCTTTCGTGGGGGATCAAATGGAAACCGCTTGCACTGAGTAGCATAGATGCACAGCTGATAGAGGCACAAAAAATGTCGGTCAAGCGTATTGCGTCCGTCTATAAGGTGCCGTTGCCTATCATTGGCGTGCTCGACGATGCGACGTTCAACAATGTGCAGAACCTGATTCTGTTTTGGAAGTCGACAGGCCTTGGTTTTGTGCTGGAGCACATCGAGCAAAACATTGCTGCGCTATTCGACCTACCCCAAAACGATCGAATGGAATTGGATACCGACAGGTTGATGCGTAGCGATATGGTGGCGCGAATAGAAGCGCTCACTAAAGGTATTACAGGCGGACTCTATGCTCCGAACGAAGGAAGAAGGGGCGAAGGATTACCGCCAGCGGAGGGTGGCGATGTCCCACGCGTACAGCAACAAATGGTACCTCTCAATTGGGCGCCTCCTGTTGAACCAAGACCCTCAATCAGTCGAAGTGCTTTCGTTCGCGCAGTGAATAAAAAACTATGTCAACCCAATTCGTAGAAGAACTGCAGGATGCAGTAGCAGATCTGATTGTTATCGAACGTCAAAGACTCAACGCTGACATTGGCGACGTTCGAAAAGGGCAGGAGAGAACGGTTGATGAGTTGACACTGCTTAAAACGACGGTCGAGAAACACGTCGAATCGGATCGATCGTCAGAGCTTGAACAGCAAGTCGACAAGGTATCCGAATGGGTAAAAGCGCTGCAGGACGGGCGCGAGGAGGCGAGAGCCGAAATCATCCGTGTCCGTGAAGGCCACGACAGGACGGTAGATGAGTTGATGCAGCTGAAAACATCGATTCAGGAACACGTCGATTCGGATCAATCGACGGACTTGGAGCAACAAGTCAACAGCTTATCTGAACGAGTGGAAAAATGGCATGATGCGGCGGCAGAACTGATTGACGTTGAACGTGAAAGAGTCAACGTCGAAATTATCGATGTTCGCAAAGAGCACGACGGAACTGTTGACGAGTTGATGCAGCTGAAAACGTCGATACAGGAACATGTCGAATCGGATCAATCGACAGAACTCGAACAACAAGTGGTCAAGTTGTACGATGAAGTGACCACTGTCAAGAATGACATATCCGCACTGTTGGTACGCGCCGACAAGATCAAAAAAGAGGCCTTAGATGGCATAGACGAAAAATACAATCGTGCTATTGAAGCTATCGCAGACGTCGCCAACGATACTGCGAATTGTGTTTCTGGCGAGGAATTTAACAAACGAACAAAACAACTCGAAAACATATCGGAACGAGTAGAACAAACGGAATTGGCATTGGAGCAATCGCTGTCTGCAATTTCGGAGGAACGAACACGCATAGAAGCGGATCTGGATAGAAGATTCGATCAAGTTTCAGAAAAATTGGCGACAGATCTGCAGTTCGCGCGTGTGGACGCAAACTTGTGGAAGGAGCAAGCAAAAAATCAGCTTCGCGATCTCGATACGAAGCTTGATAAATCGCATGAAATGGTCGATGTCCTGGACAACGAATTGATGTCTAATCTCGAGGACATCGACGCGTTGGTGACCGAATGCAAGAAAGCAGTCGACGAAAAGACACGACATCTTGGCGGCTATAAAAAGGGACAGACTTATACATACGGTCAATGCGTTTGTCGAGATGGAGCGACATTTTTTTGCGTAGCGGATAAAACAACAGTTGATCCAAGAGAAAAAACGGATACGCCAAATTGGCGATTGCTCGCAGCCAAAGGAGAGAGGGGCGAGAAAGGCGAGGCGGGTAGGAGTGGTACGCGTGGAGAAAAGGGCGAAATAGGGAAAGCGGGAAAAGATGGTATTTCGTTTGTGGGCGCGGAAATCAGTGGCTCTGCGATCGTTCTGGTATCGACCGACGGAACAACACATCGTCTGGATATCGAAAAAACGGTCAACGACATGATAGACGCGCGTCTAGCGATACAATCGGATCAGGTTAAGGCAACACAGTGAGAACGCAAAGGTACAAACGCATCGTCGATCCGATGTCGCCGACACAATGGCCGCTGAATCTGGGCGATATCAAGCGCTATGGCGTGATAGAGCATGACGACGACGATCCGCTGCATTTGGATATCCTTGCGAGCGCGACCGATTATGTAGAACGCTATCTACGCGCGGCCCTCATCAGCACGCCGTACGAAGCCTACTATTCTGGATTTGCGGATTGCATCGAGCTCCCTGTCAGACCAGCAATTTCGATCGAAGAGATAAAATATTATGACATCGATGGTCTTGAGCAGATACTGGATCCGAGCATCTACGAAGCGGATCTGGCGGGACCGATCCCGAGTGTGATACTGGCACAAAGTCAGGCGTGGCCTTCTGTCGATAAAACAATAAATCCAGTAACTGTGGTTTTCACCGCGGGTTACGGGACAAAGGACGATGTTCCGGACGGGATAAAGCTTGCAATTGCGATGCTGGTTCGTCAATTCGAGGAAAATCGCGAAGGCATCGCATTCTCACAAGCGAACGAGATACCGCATAGTGTTTCAGCATTACTGACACGATATCGCCGTGCGCAAGAGTTCTAGTGGCGAGAACATCGATATGGGCAGCCAGCGAGCGAATAGTAGTCGCAAAGCGCTTTCTGACGATCAATATCTGAAGATCGAAGAAATGCGGCTAATGGAATTCGATATTCAAATGCGACTTCAGAATTACATCCGCGAAAGTGGGCATGATGTTCGGTATAACACGCGAGCGCTGGAATCCGCTCAAGGAGCGTTCGAAGTGGCCTTTATGTTCGCCGCCAAGGGTATAGCGAACGAAGGCGTAGGACAAAGAAGCAATGACTGAATACGCGATTGTGTTGGATCAACCTGCGTTCGTGCGAGGAAAGCTTGAGCCAGAAGGATCGGCGTTTTATATCAATAAAACGATAGGTCGCGAGGAGGCGCAAGAATTGGTTGAAGAGAAAAAGGCGAAGCGCGTACCCATAGAAGAACCAAAGGTTGTTGGTGGGTATCTGAATGAGGAGGCGTGATCGATAACATCGACAACAATGATTACGGGGAAAGTTCGCCATTTCTGCGTGAGACGCCGTACATTCCGTATGACACGCTGAAATTTGATGCCCGCTATCAGTGGAAAAAACAGCTGTTCGTTCCCGATCATGAGTACTACTACGTCATTGGACGCGATGTGCCCGAAAAGCTCGCGCGGGTTTTGATGAGCGAGGGTATTGCCAGACCGGGACGAACGATCTGGGAGAACCAGGAAGACTTTCATTATGAAGTGGACTGTGTTCCGCGCATCCAGAAGATCTATGTCCCGGAACGGACGCCGACGGATTTCTATTCAGTCCCGCGTTTGTTGTGGTGGAAGTATCCGCCGACCGGTATCGGCCGAAAGGCCGCGCATGTGCATGACGTGCTATGTCAGAAACGCTTCCCGGTACAGTACATTGATGACCATGGCGAGGCGTGCGAGTGCGTACATCCGGTCAGTTCAAAGGAAGCGGCGTGGATATTCCGCGAAGCCATGGAAGTCGCGCTGGTACCACCACGCGAACGCTGGTGGAAGTACCAGGGCGTGAGGTCGTGGTTTGGCCCACGCTTTGAGGCGTCTACCGTATGAAGAGAGCGTTCATTCTGTGAAGCCTAGACCACACCAACTAACGGCAGAAGACCTTGGTATAACCCATTTCAACGAAGCGGAGTTTCGGGAGTGGTGGGGGCTCATGGACCCGCGTTGGTTGGTCTGCGCCGATGTGCTGCGCGAATCGTCCGGGTTGGTGATTGAGATATCACCGCATGAGCGCGCGATCGGTAGACGTGATGGATTGGAGAAATGCAGCGATCATAATGTGGATCAATGGGGGCGCGTGTACGGTGTGGATGTAATGCCGCGCTGGAAAGGACCGCAAGAGGGTTATCCAAAAATGGGCCGACAAGTACTTCGGTTTTTCGAACTCGCCATTGATGCGGGATTTAGCGCAATCGGGTATTACCCCGATTGGGTGAATGCGAAGGGTAAAAAAAGTCCAGGATTTCATCTGGGTACACGACGTAATCGTCGAGTGCGTAATCCAGCCACCTGGGGACGCATTAAAAAACCGGAGGGAGGATACGCGGATATGGCAGCGCTGAGAGCGCTCGGACTCACCGAGGAAAGACTCGCATGATGAAACAAGGGAAATTGCTGGCGATACTCGTCGTGTGTATTAGTGCGTTTGCCTGCAATATGCAGAATGCAAAAAAAGCAGCGACGTATACCGTATATACGGCGAAAGTCGCGAAGGCATTACCGCAACTCGATGCGGACCTGGATCGGATATACCAGCATTCGGATTTCGCGTATATGGAACCCGGTGACCGTGGTGAAATGCTGGGGATTGTGTCAACCATCTACGAACAACGCCACGCAATACGCGCCGACGTTGATGATGCGGGCGATCTTATCTCATATGTGCTTGCAGCCGAACGTGTCGTGGAACTCGCAGAGTTGCGTGACGATATCGCGCGCGGTGTCACGCTTGCCAAGACCTACATAGACAAGATGTCCGACGAACAACGTGCTACGTACATGCAGGTACGCGAGCGGCTTATTACAGTCGACAAGGCACTCGAGCGCATGAGAGAGAGTCCAACGGCGTCGAATACGACGGAGACAATCACGAGTTTGATTAAACTGGCGGCGGCCGTAGCACGTACGCGGTGATTGATGAGATACCCGACCGATTGCGCGAGGCGTTGTTTCTCGATCAACCGCATGCCGGAGCGGTTATCGATACGCATTATAAGATTACTGAGATCAACAAGCGCTGGGTGGATTTATTCGGCTGGTCGTATTCAGAAATGGAAGAAATGACGTTGTTGGATCTGGCCGAAATGCAGCGCGACAAGAGACAGATCGATACCAAGGTCATTTTGATGATCGACGCCTACGTGGCGTATGACCGTATCGAGTTTGTTGCCCGGACCAAGCTGGGTGATTTGCGCAAGGTGCTTATACGATTGATCGCGATCCCGGACCAGGCGCGCGGCGGCAAGATGGATTATGCCCTGGTGTGGGCGGACGACCTGGGCGGTTACGAAGAGATAGAGGACGAGACCGGACGCCTACGCCGCTTATGGCCTTACATCGTCCCGACGACGGCGCTATTGTGGTTCGCGAATTTTCCGGAGTTGGCCAAGATCATTCTTTCGGCCATACCGGGGCTCAGCGAATGAAGGTTTTTGGTTTCGAAATCACGCCAGATATCCGCGACGATATCGTGTTTGTGTTGGCGGTATCGTTATTGATATTGGGAGGGGGAGAAGTGATCCGTCGAGCCGTGGATAACACAGGGTCGATACAACGACTGGAGCGTTTCGAACAGCGATTACGAGCGGTAGAAACGTCATTCCAGAATGACGCGCGTTGAAGTGACCTGTGTGTGTAGCAACAAGGTGGATGCGATCTTAAAACCCGATTATGGAACGGATGGGTACCGAAAAACAGTCGTGGAATGTACGAAATGCGGGCGGCGTATGTTGATTCGGGCAAAGACGGAGATAAGCGGTGAGATCGAAGCTTACTTGGTAGACCCAGAGGAAATGGAATAGCGATGGCAAAATACCAGGCATTGGTGAAACGCCTTGATGGATCGATCTACAAAGCGGGCGACATCGTGAAAATAGCAAAAAGTGGTCATCCATTTGGATCGGCGGAGTTGGCCGCATGCGATGTCGTTGAATTGGAATCCGAAGATTTTCACGACATTTGGAATTTAGAAGCATCGCTGGATCAGGACGTCATGGAAGCGATACCGGCCGGCGTAACGATGAATATTGGGGCTTTGATAACAAATGCGCGAATGGTGCAAAGACCCATACTCGAACTATCGCGATATCGCATTGACGAATCGGGAAAGGTAATGGATAAAAAATATGATTAAATTAGAACGCGTAGAAATAACGAGTATGTCCTTTGACAAAGACAGTGAGGTTATTTACTACGGATATACGGGTTTCATCGCAGACAGTGAATTGACGATCAAATCCGGATTCGATGTGCGCGGTGAAGAATATATGGTGGCGAAACAGGCGGTCGATGCCGCCATCACGGACGCGGCAATGAAGCTCGAATCGGGAGAATTGGTCGACACCTTCGCGGTGATTGAGGACGTCATCGAAGCCGGGGCGAGGCGAAGATTAGGCCTGGATACCTAGTGCATGGCGACGTATCGCGAATTCGATTTGCGCGCCTCGGGTGGCGACGTGACATCGATCAATGGATTTCTAGCCGCGATTGATGATGGGACAGACTACGTAGGGACAGACGTTATACCGCGTTGCACCATTCATCCGGATGACTACACGGCATTGGGCGGCGGTGTGAATTGGTTGAATGAAGGACCAACCATTCCGGATTTGGCGAATACGGATGCCGCTCATCCCATTACCATTCGCGGTGCTCCGGGATCGCGCACAGGATGGACGGTAGAGGAATGCATCTCACTGCAAAAATGGGCCAGTTTTGTGGGCGTGGTGACGGTTCAAGGCCATGCTGATCTGCAGAATATGGGACTACGCAATCTATCCCCATCAACACCGCGCGGAACTGACGGATTTAATCAATCGCTCCACGTTCATGGTTTGGTGATTGATCAAGTTGTCGATGGTTTATCCTCGACGTCATCCAATACGACAGCAATAGCCTGTGTGGTGGACTGTTCAGGCATTGGCATTAACTGGCAGATCAATTCGGCGAATTGCTTGGTGTATGGTGCGAGTACCGGTTATCGATCGTTTAACTCGGCGTCCTACTACGCCACCGTTCGCAACGATATTGCCTATGCATGTACGACGACCTACGCGGTGTCCACTTATCATGCGGATTCAACAAACAATGCCGCCAGCGATGGATCGACCGTAACGCCGCCGGGATCGAACCCGTATGCGAGTGATGTGATTGCTCAGGATTTTGTGAATGCCGGAACAAACTGGTCGACGCGCTCAGGTTCGGGTCTACGCACATCGGGTGCCGACCTGTCTGCGGCATTCGGTGTCGATTGGAAAGACTTTTTTGGAACGCCCTACGATCCGGCAACGCCGGCCATTGGTCCCTATCAGCATGTCAGTGCGGCATCGGCACTGACACCAGATACCCTTTCGCAATCGCAGCAACTGGAACCGGCAAATCTTGACGTTGGATTGTCATTGCTATCCAACGATATTGATCAAAGTCAAACATTCGATACAGCAGGTCTTTCAACGGCAACGTCGTTGCAGCCAAACGATGTCGAACAAGGGCAAATGCTGGAACCCGGCACGTGTTCAATCGGGTATTTCCTAGTGAGTCAGGATATCGAACAAGGCCAGACATTGGACAATGCGCCGCTGCAGACGTTAGTGCAACTACAGCCAACGGACATTGTTCAGGGCCAAACACTCGGTCAAGCAATATGTGTGGTGGGATTTTCGATTTCCGCAAATGATATTGGCCAAAATCAGACACTAGATCCTGTGGCGTTGTCAGCGCAAGTGGGATTGGAGATCACAGATATCTCACAGGTACAAACATTGGATGGCGCAGTACTGGTAACGGCGGGATTGCTAA